AAGTCCAAGAATTTTGGGGAGCATAGGAGGTAGATATGCCATTCAGAACAAGTCGGACACATCGGCAAGTCTATAATGTGCTACGCGATCTGCACGTCAGCCAGTTGTCATCGAGACCGTTCTACAGCAGCTACATCGCGGCCAATACCTACAATGAGAAGTACATCTATCCAGGTATGATCGTGGCCGTGAGCTATATCTCGGGGTGTTATTACTACGTCCCGTACAGCGCTGCGGCTTCCTATGGAACGGACTCAGACACGGCTGTTGGTCTACTGTGGCACGTTCACGACTTGACCTATGGCGACAAAATGATCACCCCCGCGTGGCACGCCATTGCTATCGAGGAAAAGTGTTTCATTTATGGCGGCGCCCTCGGCACTGTTTCAGCTGCGGTGAAAACCTCGCTGGACGACATCGAGTGGGTATAAGGAGGTAACTATGGCCACTTACCCAAATCCTCTGACAGTACGATATATGGACAAGGCCGTCAAGGAGCGTCCCACGACCCAAGCCTTGCGCCAGCAGTATATTGGGCTTGGACTTGTGCCACTGAAAGCAGTGGGAGACTACGAGTTGACGTGGGACATCATCAAGGCCCAGAACCACCTTGCAGGCACGTATGGGCACACGGGCGTACCGATTCCCGGCGATAGCCCTGACTTCAAGCAACTGATGGCCGACATCATCAACATCATGGCTTCCAGGGTGCTTGACGACCAGACCATCATGACCTTGCGTGACCCGGGCGAGCCAAGCCTTCGCAGCACCATCGTTCGCTCTCAGCGGCAAAAGGCAATGAGCAAGATGTCTACCCTCTTGGGCGAGTGCGACGATGAGGTCGAAGCAACCATCGAATACCTGATCATGCAAGCCTTGCAGGGCAGTATCACGTGGCCGCCAACAGATGCTTCGGGCAACGTCATTGCCAGCGCTCCGGCGTACTGGGGCAATGCCTGCTTCACCTTGAGCCTGGGCTTCCGCGCTGCCTTTGTTCAGAACATCTCTACCTTGAGTGGGTGGAACGCCCGCGCAGGTGGAGGGGTCAACTGGCAGAACGCCAGCGCCGATCCCGTGCTCGACTTGGAAGTCATCGCCGAGAATACCGTAGAGCTGACTGGTATGCCGATGGAAGGGGCGACGCTCATCATGTCTCGCTCTGTCCTGAGCTGGATGGCTACCCGCCCCAATGTCTTGCTGTGGTTCCGGGGCACCGACACGGGCCAGAAGTTCATCGATACGGGGAGCCTGAAGTCCTTCTTGGAAACCAAGATGGGCTACAATCTCAAGATTTACGACTCGAGATGGACGTACGCTCTACCGACTATGTCTGCTTCTGGGCAAACCGAGAACAGCATCAAGTTCTTGACAGAGGGCCAAATGCTTGTCATTCCGCCAGGTGCCTTGGGATCAGATGTGGCTTACTTTGCCACTGCACCGACCAGCGGGGCCGAGGATACGTGGCAACCAGGGAAGTACACTTGGCACGAGAAGATCAAGAGGCCACCGTGGACGCATGAGTTGGGGGTCGGAATAAAGGGATTCCCAATTCTGAAGCAAGTCAACATGTTGGGCAACTACGACGTCTACTCATAAATCGTGCCGAGGGGTTCTAGATGGCTGTTCCCACTAAGCCGTATAGTACGCCAACTCAGGTTGCGTACTTAATCCAGAACAGGTTCTATGCTGGTGCGCCGAGTGCAACTACCGTACCGACTGACACGGTAGTCGAGCAACTCATCTCATGGGTAGATGGGATGGTCGAGATGGCCTTCCACGGAACGGGTTACAAAATTCCATGGATAGAAGTATCCGGGGAAACGTGGCCTGCCGCACAGACGGCCCTCTTGACGTACATGAGTGCAATCGGCGCTGCGGCAATGGCTGGCGGGCACATCCTGAAACCTGCCCCCATGATGGGGCCAGGGCGAGAAGGAAGCGGTGGTAACGTCTACAGCATCGCCGTAGAAAAGATGCTCGCCCAGGTGCGCGAGGATGGCTTTCGTTTCCGTGCTCAGTACTACGAAGGCTCCAAGGCAGAGAAATGGATAGCTCCAGTCTATGGCCCTCGCATGGACTTCCTAGAGGACTACTGGGATCCGACGCGGTACTGGCTAACACAACAATATACACAGGAAATCGAGACAGTGTTCAGTGAGATGTCGGAACTGGATGTGGACTGGGATTTTATGTACAGAATGCGTTCTTCCAACTGATGCCAGTTGTCACAGACCGCTTCGACGATGTAAAGAGAGCTTTTTCTACTGCTGACCAAGAAGCCCAGACGCGAATGCACCAGGCAGCACTACAAGCAAGCAAGATGATCTTCCAGTCCATAATCGCCAAGCAGCCAAAGAGTGAAGTGGACGACAGGGGCTTTAGGCCGAGTTGGTGGCAGAAGAGGCTGGCAATAGAAGATGCCTGGGGGAGCAGTCCGATAGTGACTTCTGGGCCAGGGCAGGAAACGATTTCTCTGCAAAACGTTGCCCCACACGTCAAGTTCTTCGTTTGGAGTATCGGAGGGGTTCGGCAGCCATACTTGGGCACAAAGGCTCACAGGATTCCTACAGGAGGCACGGCCTTAGAAGCATACGGACACCCGTTAGTGTTCTGGTGGAAAAGGATGGGCAGAGTAGAACGCAGGGAGACGAGCGTAGACCACCCAGGCTTTACACCTACTCATAGCTTCGTGGATGAGGGCTGGAAGGAAATAGAGCCGAGTGTGCATCAGCTCTTCCGCCAAGCGGCGGGTGATAGTATCAAGGCCGTTTTCCAGAGGATGTGGTAGTGAATGAAAGCGCTGCTGTCAATGCCATTTACACAATAATCGAAGATAACAAGACGACGCTCGTGACGGGTATCACCCACTCGGGCGTAGCGCGAGAGATTTTGCACCTTTCCAAGACTAATCTATCTACACCAGTACAATACTACGCCGTGGCGGTATTCTGTGACAATGCGAGAGAGTTTTCTATGCCAGGCGTAAACTCTGTCACAGGGGTTTCTTGGGTAGAGTATAGCATGGTAGTGCAGGTAGCCGACGTAGCCAATATCCAGTCGCACGACGTTCTGCCTTACGAGACGGCACATGGTGACTTCAGGAGATTCAGGGACAGGATTGTAAGGCTGCTTAGGGATAGCACGAAATGGTTTCCCAGCAGCACTGCCAGTCCAAAGCTCAGACTCAAAGTGGGACAGGGTGAAAACGACAGGCCAATTGCTGTAGAGAACCAGAATTTCACCTTCTCCGACATGGAAACAACGGAATATGCCATGTTGTTCAGTCGGCTGACATTCATCTTACAAGATCATTGCACAGACAGTTCGGCGCTTTACACGACCAGCACGAGCACGACGACATCGACCACAACTTCAACTACTACCACTAGCAGCACCTCGACGACAACGACATTAGCACCATAGGAGGCAGTATGGCAATTGAAGGGTGGGTGCTTCTAATTCCTGATAGACGAGTGGGGCACACTAGGTTAGTTAGCCCGAATACAGAAGAACAGTACGTAGAAATTCCCAATGGCCTATGGGTTCCCGCAGTCGATGTTGAGCAACTCTTGCAACGCGAGCGAATGGTGTGCTGTGGAGAAGGTGGGGCGATGTACCCTATCAAAATCTTTGGGGTTGGGAGGCCATCCATAGGCCAGATAAAGTCATGCCCCAAGCACGAGCCTCGGCTCAAGAAGCAGGCCGAACCCAAAGTTGTACGAAAGCGAAGGCCGCGTAAACAGCGGCAGGAGGTAATGGAATGGCCGGAACGTATTACACTGTAAGTGCGCCCACGATAACCGCAGGGTTCTTCGTGCGGCCCGAAACGAGAATGTGCATTGGCTACAATGCGCTGTATGCTTCTCTCGAAACAACCACGTGGGCTTACGCCACCTATGAGGCGTCGGTTGGTATGGACGCCGGAACATTCTTCGACGTGGGCCAGGTGGCTGATCTGTCTTGGCAGCACAAGCCGGACTTCGCGGCTGTCGAGGGGTTCAACGTCATGGATGACAGCATTTGGGAAGTCCAGGGCGAAGAGACAATGGTCACTGTCGAGATCCAAGAGCTGAAGGATTACATCTTTGAGCTCGCCGTTGGTACAGGCACGATGTACACGCTTGGGGTCGAGCGGCTGATCACATTCGGTGGTGGCTGCACCATGCGTAATCGCCCGATCTCGCTGGAGTGGGTCAACGACGCTTGCGATGCTCCTACCTCGCAGGACGTGGCCAGCGGCATCAGCGGTGGCATCTTGACACTGTACGACTGCTTTGTGTCCAGTGGGCTCGAATGGAGCATGGCTGCCAAGGAAACCAACACCATCCCGCTGGAATTTCAGGCGAGGCCAGTGCTGGCGAGGAGTCGTGGGAATCGTCTTGGGAATTTGTCACTTTATTAGCACTCAGTAATAATAATATACTTGACAAAGATAATCCTTTGTGGTATATTGTTAGTAGACAAATGCCCAAGATGTGAGAAGATGTATCGCTACACACTCAAACTTCAATCTATTGAAGAGATTAAGGAGTGAACATGCCCGGGATCGATGGTGTACCTAGCCCTTATTCTCATCTGCTTTCCCTTAGAGATAGAGAATATATCGAGGCGCACTTGGCGCACCCTGATACTGATCATGAATTCTGGGACGTAATGCTTTCGGGTTGCAAGATTAGGGACTACATGCTCTCCTTGGATTGCAACCAGGTTGTTATTTCCGCAGAAGGTGGAATATCTTTTGAGAACGTGAATGATAGGAGTGAACATGCCCAGGACTGAAATTATTATCGGCGGGGAGTCGTGGGAACTGAAGCCCCTCAAGGGCCTAAAGGCCATGAAAGCCATGCCCAAGATCATCGGCATTGCAGCCGAGGTGTTGTGGGCGGCGCAGGACTCAGGATTCCGCATCGACCAGATTCTTCTCGAGAGCGACACTGAGGTAAAGTTCGATCTTGGAACAGCTTTGAGAGCCATGAAGCTGGTGTCAGATGTGGTTGGACAGAGGTTTGACGAG